TTGCCTGCCCTGCTAAACGTGGGAATAGCGTTTCCGCACCCGCTCCGACAAGCTCCTCACCTAATGCAACGCGCTGGCCGTAATTTGTATTGGCATTGTTTCGCAAGATAGATTGCAATTTGCGAAGCGTTGTATCTGCGGTGGCACGATCCGAAATAGACAATGACTTTTCAAGTTCATGGAGCAAATCGGTTGCTTGTTCGTAATCTGCCATTACTCGCGTGTATTCTGGAGCTTGATTAGCAACAACTTGCCGCACAGCTTTGTACATCTGGTCGGCTACTACACGCTCTGGCGTTCCCGGTTGATAGCCTTTTGATGCGTTGTAGATTTTTTGTTTAAGTTTGTCCAAGCCTTCTGGCGTATGAAATTCAACTGGGTCTAAATTTTCCCAATTGGTAATAATTTCATTCATTTTGTTGACTGCACCCACCGCAGGCTCATTAAGCATCTGCGGAGCAGCCGTTCCCGAGCGTCCTCGGAATTGCCCAACTTGTTCAAGCTGATTGAATGCAGCACGGATTGGAGCCATGTCCAATACTGTTGCGTCTTGCGCTACGTTTGCCATGCCAGAACGATATTGCTGGCCGCGCTGTTGGCGAAGAACGTCAACGGCTTGCGAGGCTTCATCAACAACTGCGCTAACAGGCTCACGCCCGCGAATCTGCGCCACAAAAGCCTGTCCTTTCTTGCCTCCCTCATACCCCGCTTTTGCCGATTCTTCTACAGCTCGCATTCCTGCGCCAGTTGTAAAGCCTAAACCCCATGCTGCGGTTTTGCCTGTGCCTTTAACGGTTTTTGCGGCAATGTTGAGCGGATCAACAAAACGACCCGTGGTTTCAACAACTTTGCCAACACGCGACAATTTGGGAACTTTGGACACTAAAGCGCCGCCGCCCGTCAACAGGCCAGCAACATCAGAAGTCATACCAACGGGATCGGTCGCAAACGTACGCATGGCGTTATCAACGCCGCCGTAGCGATTGGCAAAATACTCGCCAACCTGATTGGCAAGCGTTGGGTCAGCGTCAGTTATGCCAGCCTTGCCTAATACGCTACTGCCAAGATTGACAACGGCTTTGCCTGTCTCAATGGGTGACAAAACTGGCTCAATAATGTCGCGCCCAAACTGCACGGCGCTTGCTGGGAGATTAAGACCCGCTTGCATCAACATAGAGCCAGTTGATATTGGCGGCGGCTGTGTTTCGCGCTGCTTACGGCGTTGAAGCATTGCCGCCTTGGCTTGTTCGGGAGTCATCGCCATGCGGCTTTCTCCTCTTCCGTTGCCGAATCCCAATCTGCTTGCGTTAAACCTGCCTTTACAGCAGCGGCTGGGATTCTTTCTCCACGCAATTCACGACCTTTTAATGGTGTTACGTCGTACCCATAAATCTCATCGTTTACGCTTGATTGTTGCTCAAGCAAATCAAGGATAGATTCAACTTGGCCGCTGATTGTTGCGCGTGAAGCAGGATTGAATAATTGTTTCAAGCCTTGCGGATCGCGCAACGTATCCTCAATAAACGGCAGTTCGCCTACGTTTAACACGCCTGTGTTTTGGAGTACACGAACCGCGCCAAGTGCAAGTTTGTATTGAGTAGCCAATCGTCCAGCTTTTTCGCCAAACAAACTTTCCTCTTTAGGTGTGTTTTTAAGCTCTTTTACAAACCCAAGAACCGAATTGTACGCGTTTTGCAATTCTTGACGTTTTGCGCGGAATTGACGGCGATCAACCTTGTCATCGCCAGTTAATTGAGTGCCGCCCGCCATCGTTGCAAAGAACGGCTGCTTGCCTTCAGCTTCTGAACGACGAGCCAAAACTGGTTTGCCATCGGGGCCAACAATTGACATCAACGGTTCATCACGCGGGCCGCTTGGCGCAAGAGTTTTCTTTACGTCTTGATAAGTGCCATCGTCGTAATACTCACGAATAAACCCGCCAAAATCCGCTGATCTTGCTACCATTTTCGGCGCTGTTGGTTTTGTAATTCCTGTGTACTGCCTTTGGCCTGTGCGCTTGTTTATTACATAGCCCTTGCCTTCGGAGTCATACCGTTCTTCGGTGCCGAACTCGCCTGCTTCTGGGCCTTTTAGCAGCTCTGCCAATCGTGCAGACATAACCGGGCGATCCTTCAGCGCAGCCGTACCAAGTCCTGTTGATGCCATGCCAAGCAGTTCATCGGGCGAGCGACGGTACTGCGATTGGCGCGTAACTTCATCCACCCTAATCTGCTCGGGGATTGGTGCAGCCTGACCAACAAACGGCGTGGTTGCCATACGTTGGTTGTACTGATCCAGCGTTTCTTCTGGGCGCTTTGCCATCTGCTGCTCAAGGTTAGCGTCAGGGCGATACTCGTACCCGCCCTGCATACGGCCAAGCATCCGTTCGGCGTATTGCGACTCTAACCCCTTGGCTTCCTCTGCTGCCTCACGTGCTTTGCGTCCCTCGCGGGCAGTCATAAAGCTCTGCAATGCCTTTACAAGCGGCGCTGCGCGTGGGATCGGGGCGACGTTGCCTTCCATCGGCTGATACGCCTGTGCTTCTAACGCCTCGGCAAGGGCTTGGCGGCGTCGTGCTTCGGCTAACTGACGCTCGTACTCGCTCGGGGCGCGAAACGTCTCAATGTACTTAATAGCTGCCATTTTCAAACTCCCCTCGGTCGCGGCCTCCCTGCGGAGTCACCATACCGGGTGATAGCGGTTTAACCATCCCCTTTGGGACTACACGCCCGTATTGGGGTTTAGCGGTAGAGGCCACCATCGGGTTGTATTGCATATCCTGCTGCGGGGTGAAGTTATCCCCTCGCATCTGCAGCATATTGGCTAGGCGCTGGGGGCGCGAGAGAGGGCCGCTAAAACTCTGGTATCTGCTGTTCATTTAAAGCATCCCGTAGTAAACCATCTTGTAGCCTTCGGTCGGGTGCGTTGTTACCGCCTCGGGTTTCACCGCCTCAACCTCATCAGCCATGACGCCGCGTTGACGCTCGCCAAAGATGTCGTATTCGTAAACGCCTATGCCAAGCGGGTGCGTACCTACGCGAACCACGTTGGATTTTAAGCGGCGATCTGAAGGTGTTGCGGCGGGCGCTCCTTTGCCAAACAAGCCGCCCATCAAGCCAAGAGGGCCGCCTGCTGCTGCACCGGCAATGCCAGCAACACTACCCAACAAGCCCATTTGGGCGTTGTAATTGGCAACTTGGTTTGCGTAGTTACGTTGTGCAAAATCGCCTGCCGCCTGCGTTCCCGCAAACACCGGAGCCGCTGCGACGTTAGCGCCCGTGTAGCCTTGGAACTGCGGCATATTGACCTGTACGCCTGACATAAGAGCGGCGATCTCGTTAAGCGGCTGATTGCGTAGCGCCAACTGCTGCTGCAAGGACTGCTGTAGGGCGGTGTTGCCGAACTGACCGCTTTGCAGGGCTTGGTTGTACTGCTGCAACTGCGCGGCATTGGCAAGCTGCTGCTGCTGGGCGGCAATGGCTTGGTTCTGGGCAAGTGCCGCGTTGCGGGCCGCTTGCACATCCATCTGCTGACCAAACTGTTGACCCTGACCGGCAAGCAATGCGCGGTAAGCGTCCAATGCTGCGGCTTGGTTCTGTGCAATCGCTTGGTTTTGCATCCCTTGAGCGGATTGGAATTGCCCAAAGTTCTGTGCGATAGCAGCGTTGCGAGCCTCTTGCGACTGCAACCCCGAGCCAAACAAGGCCTGTTGGGCGGCATTGCCGAATTCGCCTGCGGCTACGCGCTGTTGGAAGTCTTGCTGCTGGGCAACGTTCTGCGCTTCTTGTTGAGCCAACGCCGTGCTGACGTTTTGACCCAACGCGGTGTTATAGAGACTAGCGGCTTCTGAACCCATGCCGAACTGCCCAAGGGCGGCTTGATTGGCAAACTGCGCGGCAGCTTGCGCTTCGCTAAACCCTTGCTGACGAGCGGCCATGTCAAGGCGTACGCCTTCCAATGCCGCTTGCTGCACAAGGTCATTTTCCTTCATTGATTGTGCAGACATTGCCGAATTAAACGCTTCGCTACCCGGCATCACGCCTTGGTTTACGAGTTGCGTATAAAGCTGTTGGCGCTCGCCCTGCAACTGCGGGGTTAAACGAGAAAGAATGGCTTGTTGTGCCGTTGTTCCCGCCGAAATCGGCATCGCAGCAACTTGTGAGGTGTCAAACCCACGCTGGAGACGTTCGCTCGGCACTTCACCGCGAGCAAACCCAAGGCGCGACAAGTCAGGTGCGTACTGAACGCCAGCCATGCCCGAGGTATCAATGCCGGTCTGTTGACGTAGGCGCGGCAGTCGACCACCAGCCAAGCCGAACATACCGCCACCGGGGCCGCCGCCTGCTTCACCGTATCGCGCCATGTCAAGCGACGGCATCTGCCCCGCCTGTACGCCCGCCTCGGCTTGTCCGAACCTAAACAAGTCCGGTGCGCCCTGTACCTGACCATATCCACCCAATTCAGTTTGTAGGTCACGCAGATTAGGTGCAAATTCTGACCCTAATCGTCGCTGTGCCACCCCAAGGGCGGTTTCGCCAAGGCCAGACAAGCCATACTCCACCCGCTGCTGCGCCTCTAGGATGCGCTGCTGCTCGGGCGACAGGTACTGCTCAATGTACGGGGTGTCTTGGTCGGTCGTAGTCGTAAACTGTTCTCGGGTCGGGGCAACCGGACGCGCCCTGCCACCAGCCATCGTGATTTGATCGCTGTAACCGCCATATCCGTACATCGTGGCGTCACGATCCATCGGCATCAGGCCTTGGGTCTGCTCGGAGGTATATTCCTGCAACTGCCGGTTATAGTCCTCCATCGCCTTGTTGTAGGCTGCTTCGTCAAACACGCTCTTTCCGAACGTGACGCGCTGGCCGCCATATGGCGTGGAGACATTCGGGTTGGAAATGCGAGCGGTTAAGCGAGCGGCGTCTAGGTTTGCCTTCCCCTGCGCTTGTGCTGCTGCGGCGTAGTCAGGCGCCGGAGGTGGTTTCGGTGACTTTTTGCCCATAACGCTGTCCTAAAAACCGGCACGAGTCTCGTGCCATTGTTAAAAACACGATGTCCCCGGCGGTGTCGGCGTTATGGATACGCGCTTCCTCGGTGAACCCCATTTTACCCACTAATCTCAATGCTTTGCTATTCCCGCTTGACACGGGAGCAATAATTTTGTCAACCCCGCAGATATTGAACGGGTAATCAAACACGGCGGCAAGGTAAGCAGGGGTTAAACGCCCCTGAAATGCGATATGGCATACGACTGATCGCCCGTTCCAGTTTTCGTACACCACGCCAGCGACAATGTTGTCGTCTCGGCATAAGCCAAGGGCATTGGAGCGAGCTTCGTGGTATCCACCCCCCGTCTGGGAGCAGACCCAATCGCCCACCTCTGTGCCGCTTGTTATATGCCAGCCCATCCGATTTGATACACAACGTCAGTTGATGCCCATTGGATTTGCAGGTTTCGGCTACTGCTATTGAGTTGCACCGAGGCGCAGAACCCAATACCCGTAACGCCTTGCCAGTTGTTGCTAATCACCGTGTCCTGACCCCACAGCCCCGTATCCCATAGCGCGGTGTTCCACACGCCTACTGAAATCGGGGTATAGGCAAGGGCAGAGGTACTGCGGAGAAGGTCAAAATCCACGTTTAGGTCAATGTTGATCGCAGGCTGTCCGTTGCTAAACAAGCTTGGACGCGCACGGGTGAAATACTTTTTAACGCCCCGTGACTCAAAGTAGTTGAAGGCTTGCAGGACAAACCCTTCAATGTTGCTTGTGTCGTCCTCGTAGCCTGTGGAGCCTGTCGTCCACGCTTTAGCAACGTATTCGTTACCACCGTAGTACAGGTCATCGTTGAGCAGGTTGAAACAGTTAGCGTGCCAACCCGTAAACCGACACCACGCTTTCGTGATGTTGTTCATCACAAACTGTTCTTGCGTTCCTACGGACACCGGCACGTTGACCACAAGTGCGTTGGCATTGGCGTAGTACGTCATGCCCCAACCAAAGGTGTTTCTGTAGTTTTGCGCGGCTACCGCAAAGGCACCCTGTATCTTGTCCGACAACGCCACGTTGGGGTCAAGGCGAGACGATTGCAGCGCAGAGGCAAGCGGGAGCAAGCCATCTAACGTCAACAGCAACAAGTCGCCGCCGTACTTCATGATGCAACGCTTGGAGATGGGCGAACCGACCATCCACACACCGATTAGCGCCCATGTGGATGCGCTAGAGGGATCGGTGCCGCGATAGACGATGATTTCGCCCTTGTCGGTGACAAAGACGAGGTTATCGTCCACGCCGTAACCCGCATCAATCGTCCATGTGCCAAGCGACACCAGCGTACCGCCGAGTTTGGCAACGGCAGACAGGTCAAGTTCTTGTGCAACACCGCCCACCGATAGGGTCGGCAAATACCACGCCTTGAGGCTGTCTTTCTGGATAAACCACACGCGGTTTTTAAACAGCGCGATGTTAGAGAGCGTCGTAGTCGTGACGCCCGTAATGGCCGGTGACGATGCGCCGTCAATCGCTGTCCATGTAGACCCGTTGTATAGTTGCGGCTTATCGGTTCCGTTGACGGCATACAAGAAGTTGCCGCCCGGTGTGGTGATGTTGATGTACTCCCAACGGCTGTTAGAAAGCCCGCTGACAGCCGGTGCGCCTACGGCACCTGCCGAGGTAACGTCGTAAATCTTGCCGTCTGATACGGCAAAGAGTTCGTTTGTGGCGGCACCTGCGTAACTAAAAAGGCTCTCCACCTGCCCCGGAAGCCCGGTAGCGTGTTTGGAGTATCCACCCCGTAGGTTGACGTTGGAGACGCCCGGAAAGTAGTTATCCAACGTGACGGCATCGGTGGGGGCCATGTTGGCGAGCGAGTCACGCGCATTCCACCCTCCAATGGGGGCAGGAAGTGATGCCACGTTGGCATTGTTTTTCTGAACAAGGCGGCGCAATGCGGCCATTATGGTAACATCCCAATATGTAACAAATGGGAGTTTTTATGGAAACTTGGAAACCTGTAATTGGTTATGAAAAACTTTACGAAGTTTCTGACGCTGGACAGATACGAAATCTTTTGACTAGAAAATTGAAAAAGTTTACGTACGATAAACAAAAACGTAGACCTTTTGTTGGTCTTTGGCGTAATAACAAAATTCAAGTTTTTTATCCGCATAAAGCTGTTCTTGAGGCTTTTGTTGGCCCGCGACCGCAAGGGATGGAGTGTTGCCACAATAACGGTGATCCATTTGATAATCGGCTTGAAAATTTGCGCTGGGATACCCCGCGCAATAACCAACTTGATCGCATTAAACATGGCACCTCCAATAGAGGAGAGCGATGCGCTGCGGCAAAATTGACCGAGGCGCAAGTGCAAGCCATTCTCGCAGATACGCGATTGCAACGCGAAATCGCTGCTGATTACGGCGTTCGTCAGAACACCATTAGTCGCATCAAGTCTGGCAAGAGATGGAGTCATATCACTTCTAAATGAGATTAACTCTCATTTCCGTACCCGCTGTCAGGCAGATTGTCGTAACCGATCAGCACCGTGCCGGGGCGCGGAGCAAAGGACAAGTTGGCACCTGCCGTATCCTGCGCGATGGCCGTTTCTAGCTCTAACAGGTAATCGCGGTAGATTGCCGTGGTATCAAAACCCTTGGCCTCAAAATACTTGAGCTTGGTCGATAGCACCATGACCCGATCTGGGTAGATGCAAGTGTCATTGTCAGCGGTAAAGCTGGTCTTTGCGGTGCCATTGGCAGCCTGCGCCCAACCGTTGCTGCGGTACTCAAAACCGAGCAACTCACCGGCATTCATGCCCGGCCAAATCTGGAAGTACGCACCAAGCAGACGCCAGCGGATACGCGGGCCGGTGGAGATATAGCCCGAGAGCAGCCATTCCCATTGCTGCGGGGACTCGGGGCCAAGCATTTCCCAACGCTTGCTCTTATCCCAATGCGTACGATTGACCGTACTGTAGTAGTCCGAGGGAAGGTCGTATTTGACCTTCTGGAATACCAAATTACCGCCTACCTGCCCCTCGGTCGGCTCGTAGTTGAGCGTGACCTGCGTAGCACTATCCACATTTGTGATGTAGGTCGCATTGGGGATGCCAACGCCCTGCACCTGATACGAGGTAGACAGCCCTGCCGTAGAGGGGATGTTGGTAATGGTGTAGGCGCTATCTGTCCACGTTCCCGTGGTTGAAATTGCCTCGGTATAGAACGTGTGCTGCTTGGTTAGCTCACGCCAATCCGCACGACGCATCAGCTCGTAGCCAGAGGCGTTCATCAAGGCCAAGATTTGTACAACGTCTTGGCTAGTGTTACCCGCTACGGTTGCCGGGGTGGCAATGCCCAACTCGTTCGTGACTTGTTGGACAAGCTGAAGCATCGTCGTCGTGGACATAGTTATCCCTCTTTAGGCGGTCGCCCTCGTCGCTTTGGGGCTTCCTGACTCAACAACTGCGCCATCTGCATTTGCAGGGCTTCCAGTTGCTTCTTGGTATCTTCTAACTCGGCGCTGGCCTCCGAGCGGTTCTTGCGGTTGAGGTACTGCCGCGCACGTTCGCGCAGACCCGGCCCGCCCATAATTCGCTGCAACTGACCGTCACCGGCCAATGCCAACTGCTCCACCGTCACAAACTTCAGAATCGCCAACTCCGCGATATGGTCACGGGTGATCTGCTCTGGTTCGTCACGATGCCATTGTTGCAAGGGTGTACCAATCTCTGCTGCGGCACCCTCGCTTTGCTGAATCTGATAATGCAGCCATTGGCGCGGAAATCGCTCTTTGTGATCCTCTCGGCAAGGCTGGTCAATGATGGTGTTTTTGTCACCGGGAATCATAATCCGCACAAACGGCTTACCTTCCCAGCCCCTTGTGTCTGAAGTGTAAAACTCAACGTGCAACTGTGAGTCGCCGTTTGCAATGTCGCTATCTAAAGGCATCGTCGTTCTCCTGTGGGGAGGTTAGTGAAATTACAGGTTGTTGACCTGTGTGATCGTGCAAATAACCGAGGGAATTGCGGGCCAAACACTTGTGGTGCTGGCGGCAAGTAAAACCACATTTGTGTCGTTACTTGCCCACATCAATTCTACATAATCAGTCGCGTTCAGTTGCAGAACAAAGTTCCAAGCGGCAACAAGTTCTGCTGCCGTGCCTTGAATGACCACCTTACTAGCGGTATTTGGGACGTTTGTGCCGTTTTTACGCAGCCAAATATGAACCTCTGCCGCCGCGCCAGAGGATTTGTCCAACTGCGCTGAAAACTGCACGTTATAGACGCCCTGATTGTCTACAACGAGGCGAGAGCTAGGCGAGCCAATAGAAATGCCATTGGCCTCGTCCGTCGTGTTGAACGTCATTGCATAGGCGGCGTTGATTGACACGATGGTTTGTGTGGTCGTGTCGGAAAACGCGCCGTAGTGCAGGATTGGGACTGCGCCGTTAAACCCTTGCAGTTCTTCCCATGCGCTATTGCTAATGGCAAAAAACGCTGCCGCAGAGGTTTTGTTAATTACCGCCGAGGTTGTGGCGTTGATGGTGGTCGCAGCTTCGTATGGATACACCGTTAGCGCGTTAGCGCCCGAATTGGTTATCCATATCAACTCGCCCATCTCGGTCGGCGGCAACTTAACACCTGCCCCCGCCCCTACCGTCGTGACGTTGTTGTAGACGTAAGTTATCTGTGTGGCAGCACCCGCCGAGGTTCCGGCAGCCGTAACCGCACTCGTACCGTCCCCACAGATGGAGACAGTAGAGAGCGCATTAACGCCGCTGCCAAGAACCCGCGACGGGATCGCCACGGATTAGGCTCCGTCGAGCGAAACCCAAGTCGTCGTGCTGGTGCCGAAATACAGGTCAGCCTTGCCCGCCGCAATGGTGTTGCTCGCGCTGCCATTGATGGTTGATCCAGTCACCGGGTACACCGTGAGGGATTGTGCGCCGTCGTTACGAACCACCACCATTGCACCGGCTTCAGCCGCTGGGAGCTTCACGCCCGTGCCAGAGGCAGTCGTGCCAACTCGGCTCACCACCGCGCTCAACTGAAGCGCATCGGTTGCCGTTGAACCAGTCGCCGTCAGGTTGGAGGACACATCACCGCAGATTGCTGTGGTAGCACCGCCGGACTGACCCGCACCCTGTACTCTTGAAGGAAATGCCATTTAATTACTCCTATGCCACAAATTTGAGCCGTTTACGCTCGTCAATAATGGCCGCGATAAGTCCCGGCCCCTTTGCTTCTACGGTAATGTCAGGCATTACCGCATAGAGCATCTGAAATTCGTTTGCCTGCTGCGCCATTGCAGCATTGCAGGTAAATTTGCGCTTCTCTGCGCCAACGTACACATCCAGCGTAGGGCCGGTCATTTCGCCGGTAAACCGCTTTTTGCCTTCAGCGTCGTTACAACTGTCGTACCCGTACAGCACAAACTTACGGTATCCGAGCAGATAACCAATGTTGATTGCTCGCATTCCGCTTGTCGTCCCGCCGCCAATGGCTAGTTTACCACCGGGCAGAGCTTTGCATTCGGGGCCGTCTGACCATGAGTGCCACAACAAGATCTTGCGATCTTTGAGGTGGTCAAACGTAATGGGAGGGCAGCGAGAGGCAACGAAATACACCGTGTGATCGTTAGCCTTCTGGATGCCGTTCGTGCGATCCCGAGGGTCAAGATTGACCCATATATCAGGGTCAATGCCGTGGTCGCACAGATAATCATGTGCCGCCTTTACCGCCACAATCGGGCGTCCCATTTCACGTTGGGCGCGGATTTCATCAATAAACGAGGGCATTGACCACCCGCTCGCCACGCACACAAATGTTCCATCGTGTGACGTAGGAGCGGGCGTCAACTCTGGAAGCCCACGGGCAAGAGCAGACCGGATATTGGAACAAAGTTCCTCCGGGGTTCCTGCCGCCTGCACCGTGAGTTCCAGCTTTTTCATTACGGCGTCGCGTTTGACGGCACCGGAATGACCATCGTGAAGGCCGCTACCGCCGTCATCGCGGAGGTGGCCGAGGCAGTCACTTCCGTGACAACACCCGCGACCATCGCACCGGAAACGGTGGCATCGTCCAACAGTCCTTCGGTCGTTGTGGTGTAGAGGGCAACTGCCGGGAGGCAAGAAGCCGACACATTCACGCGAACCTTACCGCCGAGATGCACCCAACCGTAATAGCCAGACGCGATCGACACCTGCGCGAAACCAACACGCTTGGTGCTGGCAACGCGAGCCGTCGTGGCGTTCGTGGCAATGTTGGAGTTGGGAATGCAAACCGCGTTGTACTGCGACAGGTTTGACGCTGCCTGCACATACACGGCCAAGCCGCCGTCATCAAGATTGACAACGGTGCCGGGATTAATCACGGCGCTCGTAGACGTATCACCAAGGGCCGGATACGCAAAGCCATTAACAATAACTGGCATAAATTGCTCCTAATTCCGAAATAGCCTCGTTTTGCCAAGTTTGATGCGGCTAATGGTTCCTTGGCAGACGTTAAATTGGTCGGCTATGGTTTGCTGCGAAAAACGATCTGCAAGCAAATGCTTGATTTGTTTTACGTCAGCATAAGTTAATTGGCTCTTCGTACCGCGCCGTTGCTTTGCATCCATATCTCTTATGTTATCTATAGCATTACCTATAAAAAGGTGTGCTGGATTAACGCAGAGCCGATTGTCGCAACGATGTAGCACCGATTTACCTTTTGGAATTGGTGCCACAAACAGTTCGTAGGCTATGCGGTGAGCGGTAGTAGTTTTCGGCCAAACCGTAAACTTTCCATATCCGCCCCTCGCTTGACCCGCTTGCCATTCGTGGCACCCAAATTCCATTTCCTTAACTTTTTCCAAAAACCGTTGTTTAACATCTGATCGCGGTCTACCACCCGGCATAAAAACCTCCATTTTCATGGAGATATTATGCCTAGTCGCATAAACTTATGCAATCAGGCGTAAAGAACTCCTTGGAACTGACTACCCGAGCAGGTCAAGTTACCTGCCCAGCCAATCAGTTTAACAATGGCGTCTTGGTTGACCGCCTGCCGCTCGCCGCCAATCGGCACAAAGTTACGATCTTTGTGCGGGCGGAAGTGCAGGTACTTGGTGTTGAGGAACCACATGTGGTTGGAGTTACCCGAACCGCTGTTGTACGTTCCCGCACCGATACCACCGTCCAGCACCACATCGGAAGCCATACCAGCACCGTAGTACTTGAGGGCAGCAAAGCCAGCGCCAGCCATACCCGAACCGGAGTCCGTGATGCGCTGGATGCTCTGCAACGACTGCAAGTACAAGCGGTAGAAGTTATTGTCGGCCACGATCAGGTCAGGCTTGTCGGTACCACGGATCAGCTGCACCGCAACCGAGTCCATGTACTGCTGGATGTTGGAAGCCGACACCGCAGCGCCACCATTGGTGACACCCGAGTAGGCAACCGACTGCCAGAACGACCACACCGCACGGTTGATGCCGCCGTAGGTTCCCGAGGTCGGGCTATCCGGCACAGCAGCGCCAAGACCATCAAGGTTCTTGCCCGCGTTGCCAGTACCGTCGCCGTACAGGTCGCCAGCGATGCGGTTAGCAAGCTGGGCTTCGGCCACTTCCATGCGACCGTCAAGAAGGTCGATGATCGCCTCCTTGCCCGTGTTCTGGATCATTTCCAGACCCGAGATGGTCACCGCCGAGGCGTACTGCTTGATGCTGAACTGGGCAGCCGAAATCGGGCTGTTCTGTCCCACGTTCAACACTTCGTAGCCGCTGTACGAGTTGGTGTTGTTGGTCGTGTTATCGGTGTACATGATTTCTTGCAAAATCACGTTACCGCCCGAGAACGTCTTGACGTTCCCGCGCTCCTTCAAACGACGAAGCAACGCATTGTTGTTCGTCACGTTATCAGCGAGTTCGCCGCTACGGCTCTGAATCGTAGTGGCAATGATGTCGCTGATACTTGAGTTGGCATAAGCCATTGAAATACTCCTATATCAGTTAATTACAAACGCGCATCCGATTCGGAAAGCATATCCTCAAGGATTGCGCGACGACTTGCCGCCTTGGGAGCCGCGTTGACGCCGGGTGTGGCGCTTCTGACACTCACCGCTGCTGCTCGGGCTGCTTTCGCGGCCCTATTCATCTGCTGTGCCTGTTGAGACGATACTTCGGCTTGTTTGGCCTTCTGTACCTGATCAAACAGGTCTTCATTCAGCCTGATGGCCTTTTCGTAGGCTTCTTCCAGCGTTTCCGCCATGCCACTCTGTAGGAGTTGAATCATGGCTGGTCGCGCTTCCTCAAAATGCTCGGCCTTCATGCTAAAACCGTTAATCTCGTTCAGCAGGGTCTGATTTTCCATCATTTCCTGCTGTTGTTTCCACCCCATTACCTCACCGCGTACCTTATTCAACTCGTTTTGGAGTTGCCACACGGTTGGGTCAACGTTTTGGGTGGGTTGTGCAGCCCCTTGTGCGCTCGGCTGACCGAGGTTGACGCCGTAGGACTGCGCTAATTGGTGAAAATACTGCAAACGGGTCTGCGGGTCGCTGTTACGCAACTTGTGATCCGCTTCCATCAACGCTGACACCGCTTTATCAGGCGTCAGGCCGAGTCCTTGGATCGTCTGCATATACGGTTGCAGGGCTTCGTTCATCTGGTCGGCAAATTGTGCCTTTGACAGCAAGGGTTCTACCCCTCGGCGCATCTGCTCCTCACGCTGCCATGCGTATTCCTGCATCTTTGGATCGGCTTTTTGCCAAATCTCGTGAAAGTCTTTCTTCCAAGACGCGGGCGGGCGACGCCAGACGGGAGGCTCATCCTCCTGCGCGGCTTCTTGCTCGGGTTGGCGCTCGGTTTTGGCAAAGCGCCCGCTGTCATCACGGGTTTTCGCCTCTACCGGCTCGCCACGGTCGGCAGCCTCAAGGCTTTGCTCCAAGATTGCCCTGCGGTCTTGCGTCTCTACCTGTGGGGTGTCGACATTCTGATCTTCCACGTTAGCCTCTCCTGTGGGGATTGCTGAAATTTAACTCTTGCCGTAAACGACGCAGCAAACGGTCAGCCTGCTCGTTTGTCATGCTCTTATTAACTTCGTACTTCAGACGCTCTAACCGGGAGCGGTCTGCGGTGGACTTGGAAACGTGCTTGGTCGGGTCTTCGTTACCCACCTCTATGCACCCGTTCGCCTTAAGGTGGCGGCGGTGCTGTGAGCGGGAAGTGACCATCTGGCCGTCAATCATGCTCTTGTACGGCACGATGTCAGGCTGGACGTAGTGATAGCGGCCCTTGGAGTCCTTTTTGCGCTCCACAAACTCGCCGTCTACGAAAACATAGGTACGCTTCATTGATTAAGCGGGGGCATGGGTAAAGTTTTGTTCATCTGCGCGATGATCAGCTTGGTCTGCGCGTCAAGGTCAGCCTTGTACTTGGCGGCTTCCTGCTGGCTTTGCAGTTTCATCGCTTCCAACTGCGCTTCAAACTGCTGCTTCTGCTGTGCCATCGCCATCTGGGTCTGACCCTTTAGCTGTTCCATCTGCATCTGCTGTTGGAGCTTGGCTTGCGTGAGTGCCGATTCCATCTGCATACGGCTTGCGACTTCCTGACCACGCGCTTGCATTTCTGCCTGCTGGCTCGCCTGCTGTCCGTCGCCTTCCTGACCGCGCTGCATGGCCGACTGCTGCAACATCTGCAACGTCTGGTCAATCTGACCCTCAATCGGGCGAGCGGCCTTAAACGCCTGCATACCAAAGCGCAGCAGTTCCATCATCATTGGCACCATCTCGGGTGCTGCCTGACCTACCGGCAACGCTTGGGCAAGGAACCCACCAAATGCCTGCAAGAACTGCAAACGATCCTGACGGTTCTGCGCCTCGTCCATCTGCACAAGGCTGTCAGCGGCGATGTCTACGCGGAAGTTACGCAAAGGCTTATCGCGCAACAACTCAAGGGCTTGCGGGATCAACTGTTGATCCGCTGGCGACATCTGGTTAGCCGCAGCGTAAGCAAGGATCGTCTCGGGCTGGTATTTAAGGCACATAACCTGCGCCTTGAGCCGAATCAACTCTGACGCAAAGAGGGCAACGTCCTCCTGCATTGAGCGCAGTCTTAATCCCGCGTACTGCCCTTTGATTTGCTGCGCCGTGGCAGTTTCGGAGGCATACGATGCGCCTCGGATGATGTCCGAGATGCCGGTGATTTCGTAGATTTGGCTCTTGATGTCTTCTCGGGCGCGGTAGCAGTTGAGGAGAGCATTTGCGAGAGTGTCAAGCGGCAGTAGGTCAATAGACCCTTTAAGGCCGCCTTTTTCGCTGAAAGCCATCCACTTATCAACGGGAATGAGAGCATTGTTGTCACCTTCGGTCATTAGACGCTGCAAGGCCGGTTGGCTCGCGTCATATACGCCTCTCACGCGCAGGGCTTTTACTAACCCGTCAATGCGGTCAGAGAGGATGTCTAGTTCCATCGCCTGATCTTGGTAGAGAACAAAATCAGGGACAGGTACGAGGGTGTCCGAGGTTGTCGTGGCGTAAAGCGGCTTCGGGCAGGGGAAGAATCCCTCTAACCCGAGGGGGTCATCGCGTACGTCAATGAACTGCCCCATGCCCTTGCTGAACCAGTAAACCTTTTCGGTTTCCTTGTCCCACAGTTCACAAATCTTGGCACGGTTGTACGAGCGCTTGGACTCGTTGTAAGCGTTCAGCGGTTCTGGGCCTTGGTCAAGCGGAATGCGGCGGGCTACATCCTCGCCAAATCGCTCCTCCAGCGCCTCACGGGTCATGTACACCCAACGCCATACGCAGGTGACTTCTTCCCACGTACGAGCCTGTGCGTGGCCGAAATCGCGCCAATGGACGTAATCCACCGGGGCGCATTCGTACTCAATACGCTCAAGGTTTGGCGGTGCGCCTTCACCCTGCTCAATGTTTGGGGTGATTGATAAGCCGTCATCCTCAATGCCGATAGGGGCAACGTGCGGCTCATAACGCACCCACGCCGTACCGCGTCCACCGAGGAAGCGATCCTCTACGCAGTAGGACATGGTTGAGCGGTAGTCGGGGTAATGCTCAATCTCAAAGTCGATGGCGCGTTCAATCAGTTGCCCTGCCACGCGGCCAACGGGGTCGTTGTCACCAAAGCGACGGGAAATGTCAGCCTTTGGGAGCTTGGAGTAGACGGTCGGGCGCAGGGTCTGGATGTTGCTCCAGAGGATGTTGAACTTGGCTGACTCGTTCATCGTCTGCCCACGGGTATCGTCCCGGTAGCGCTTGATGATCTTCTTGGTACGAGCCGTCCACTTGGCAAATTCGTTGTCGTAAGCGCCAATGATCCGCAGGTACTTGTTTAGCTCGTTATCAACCAGTTCTTCCATCACTCTTTCCCCTTGTTACGGGAACTGATCGCCTTGGCCTTGGCCTTGGCATCTTCTTTAGACGATGCGCCCCAAGCGCGTAAAGCGAGTGCAAGGCGCGTAGGCTTGCCGCTACTGTCTTTCATCGGCCCTGCCATGTTGCCCATGCGGGCAAGGAACGACGCACGACGAGGATTGTCACCGGCCTTTACGGGAGGCTTTAAAGTTCCGCCCGTTTCACGCTTATACGATGCACGGCCAGCAGCGTTCAGCCCACCCTTGGGGTTCTTGCCTTCCTTACGCTGCCATGCTGCGCTCATGCGTAGCCCTTGTTCTTCGGTTTGGCGGTCTTGGCGGCTTCCTTAAAGTCACCAGCGGTCGGGCGTCCTGCCTCACCGGGGCGCTTCATGCGCTCGCCAGAGCCAGCCTTGATGCGCTCTTGTTTAGCAAGAATGTTGGCATATAAGCCTGCTTTTCTCATGCCCATGCCCTCACAGGGTTATTCGGCGAATCAATGACTATTGCAGCAATCTTATCAGCGTCAAAACTACTTGCATCTATAACACGCAAATTAGCGTGGAATCCGCCGACGTTTTGCACCCAACTTAATTGACTTTCGTCGGTCTGGATCGTTTCGCCGGTCGGCTTGTACACATCGCCGATAACGTCCAGAGCGTACTTATGGGCGTCGGTAACGTGCCAGCCCTGATCGCCTTCGGTAACAACGCCTGCCGCCTCTAATACGTCGTAGAGGGCTGTGGCGTCGGCTGCTTTGAGGAAGTAGTCGGTCATAGCGTTAAGGCCTGCAATGTGGCGTTAGGCAGCCGGGTTGGGTAGAAAGACAAGAGTTGGATGTAGCCATTCCACGGCCTTGCCAAGTCTTGGCGATTTCCGATTTGTAACCTGTCAACAGTCGGAACGGTTCCGCTGGTATCAGCCCCTACTGCGGCTCCATTTATGCTTAATGCAAAGTCGTTTGCTGCATACGCGCCTGCCAATTTGTTTGCTGTAAAACTATTTGCAGTTTGCGCTATGTTTGCTTGTGGTGCGCCGCCATTGTTGACTTGAAACCCCATCGCGGTTGCCGTTGATCCAAAAAACTCAATTAAATTATTGTTTGTTCCATTGCTCATTGAAGCAGGTCTTGGAGAATTTGCACCAAGAGTTCCTGTGTTCACGCAAGTTACAAACAAAGTTCCAGCCGCCGCGTTGTACCACGACGAGAAGTTAGTCCCCGTCATGCTGGCGACATCGGCGTTGCGGGTCAGCGCGGTGGTGGTTGTGGGGATGTAGGACGTAGCGAACGCGCCGGTTTCAAATTGATAACCCCAAATGTATATACCGTCAACACCGTTGCCGGTAAAATTTGAGTTATTATTTA